GGTCTGATACACAACCCGTAACTGTGTTGTAAAAAATGATCATACGTAGAACCCCCCTCCTGTCGTCGTGCCACCAGAACCAGTAGTTAATCCCGTGGGCCATGTCATTCCACCAGTAATAATTTTCCCACCCGTGGCAATTAAATATTGTATTCCACTCGCCGAACCAGAAAATGTGGTTGCAGCATTAGAGAATAATGTTCCTCCGCCATATACATATGCAAAATCAGTAAATGCGGGTGTTCCAGCAAGCGTAATTGTTTCTGCATTGATCATAACAAGCGCACTATAAGCAATCATCCAATGATACGGTGCATTCCCGGATATTGTATATACAGAACTTTGTGAGTATATCGCCCCGCCAGTGGTATAAATGTGTGCTGAAGTACACGCTCCAAAATTTATGTTGTTGAAATAAATATAAGAAGATGCGTTAATCAGTCCATATCCTCCCGTATTAGTTAATTTGAGATATTTCAGAGTTAGATCTCCGGGTAAGAGGCATTTGGCATAAATACACGCTAAGGCATTTACACCAATTACTACACTATCCATATTTCCGGTATTTCCTTGGATAACTATTGATCCACCCCCAACCCAAGGCCCGGATGCTGTCAATCCGTCTGTGTATGTCCCATCGGCTAATTGGATCGTAACCGTTTGACCGCCAAGATCATAATTACCGCAAATATAATCATAGGCATACTGGAGCGTGAGCCACGGGGTTCCAACCGCTGTGCCATGTGTCGCGTCATTGGTTCCGGTCGTAGCGACGTAAAACGTAGTTGCGGTGGCTAACCGTATTCGTTGGGCCGCAATAATTGTTTGGTGTGCGGAGAAGTTATCCCGGATCTGGTCGTGAGTGCTGGTAGTATACGTGTTCTTGATCGTCGTGCCAATAGGCCACTCCCTTGCCGCTCCGTTCGTTCCATCGGCTTTTATCGCTCGTGCTGAAATCGTGACCGTTCCGGCACCGGTTACATCATCGGTTGCCGATACTGTGACCTCCTCGGTGTATGAATCAACGGCATTGTCCGGGCCGAGTACCCACCCTTTCGTGAGCAGGGATCCCCCGCGATAAAATACTGATTGGTCATCAACTTCAACCGATACTCCGTCATCTGCCAGCAACGATGTTGTTTTCGCTGGCAGGCTATTTTTCTGTAATGGGGTAAGTTCTGCATATGCCATAATTTACGCGCTCCTTTCTTCTCGGATTACCGTGATCTTCATCGTCCTTGATCCGGCTGAATCGGTATAAGTAATCGTGTTCTCGCCCGGGAATAGGATCGGGAAATCGCCGGAAGAATGTGCAAGATCGTTTGTACCGTCGTTCTCAACTGTCAGATCGTTTGTGTCAATCACTAACTTTTTACCGGCTGCAAGGGGGCCGGTATACGTGAAGGTGAGCGTCGCCGGGATCTCGGTGGTGCTCGGTGGACCGGGTTTTACGACGTGAATATGAACCGTGCGGCTGCCTTCAGTATCGGTATATTTTAAAAGGTTGACACCGGGGAAAAGGACCGGATAATCCCCGGCAAAATCACCTATTGCGTTCACCCCATCGTTCAGGACCGTAAACTTCTGCCCGTCGATACTAACGGTTTTACCGACTGCCAACGTACCGGAGAACGTGATCGTCCGGGTCGCTGTATTGCCGGCAGATAACCACGCGAAGACATCTCCTGAACTATCGACATGAGCGGAGAGGATCGCACCAACGATCAGAGATGCAGTAACATCCCCAGAAGAATCTGCATGGCCGCTGAGGATGCCCCCGACAAGGAGCGACGCATAAACATCTCCTGAAGTATCAGAGTAAGCGCGTAAGGTATAAATCAGGTTATCTGACCTATCCATCGAACTCCGGTCAAGCGATCCTCGATCAAGGTCCATTTATCACCATCAGGCCACAGTTGTTTGCCAGTGCCGTATTATCAACCCACCAGCAAGGAATTTCACCGGTGCGCTGGTTACGACCGGGAATGCAACCTCTAATGGCGAGGCTTCGATGAGGTTCCCCCCGGTCGAATTGTCGTACATTGCGAAATGCGTCACAGTGCCCCAAGCAGACCCGGCAGTTCCGAAATCAATATCTACCGCCGTTGCTATGGATGCGGTGGGGGAGGTAAACGCCGCTGCCCCCCAATCAGTTCCATCGGTTTCAACCCGTGCATATCCGGTGCCGGAGACCTCTACACCGGCCCCGTAAGGGTCTCCTATGAACAGCGCGATATAAACATGCGCCGGCATCGTCCACGATGTCTTCCCAACCTCATGCTCCAATCCCTTTTTAAGGGCATACTCTGAACGTCCTTCGTAAGCCATTGTTAAACCTCATGCTCAATCGTGATCACAAATCCGGTGATCGGTGCTCCGCCATTGTTGGTGATCTCTATCCGGGCCGGTGTGCTGATCGTGCCGGTGCCGGTGACGATCATAGTGCCGCCGCTGGTAGTGATCGTCGCTTCTGTGGTCTGCTCCGCTTCGTAGCCAAACGGATCATCGGCGATCAGTTCCAGCGTGAACTCAGAGCACCCGACCCATGCCCGATCAAACGGAATGCCGCCGGAGTACCGGACGGTATAGGTAATTGTCGGGGCATCGTCGAAGATCAACGACAGTGCCTTCGGTTTTCCGTTCACATCCACCAGCACCCGGCCGAACGTCTTGATCAGCACATCCAGGGCCGCCGCATCCGCGCAGTCTGCGAACATGCAGGGGAGCGAGAACCGGCGCTGTCCTAGATCCGAATCAAACCAGTATGTCCCGTGCCGTCCGGGGATTTCAGCGGTGCGGTCCCGGGTTTCCGGGAGCATCGGCTGACCGGGCGCATATTTCAGGGTGATCCCGTAGGTACTCGCCGCCACGCCGTTGAGCGTGAACCCGCCGTTGTCTGTCATGCTCCGGCCCCCCGGCCCCGGTTCTGCCGGTCGATGAGGGTGTAGAGTTCACGGGCGACAAGCTGGACATCCTGATCGTTCCGGACTTCCATCTTATCGATCCTGATGGTGATGCCCCCCATGCCGGCGGCATTGCTGCCAGTGAGCGGCACCACGGCTTCCGGGCCGGCCTCTCCGATCATGGCGATGGTGGGTTGCGTGACGATGCCGCCGGATGCAAGCCGAGGGATGTTCTGGATCTCGTATGCGTAAGGATTGAGACCTCCGAGCGATGAGATCGCGTTTTGGGCGTCGATCAGCGCGTTGAACCCGTCGATCATGATATTGATCGCCCATTTCATGCCGGAAATCATGCCGTTCCAGACATCGTCCCATGACACCCCGAGCGCATTCATGGCAATCTGGATCCAGCCGATGGGTCCGAGCAGGATCAGGAACGCATTGTATAGCACGTCCGACCAGTTCACGGCGTTCGTCACCCAATCGACAAACTCTCCGATCCCGGTTGCCAGCCACGTGAACCCGTCAGAGAGCACGGCGGCGGCGGCGGAGAGCACGCCAAACCGGGTTTCGAGGATGTAGAGTATAGCCACAAGCCCGACAATGACCAGCACGACCGGATGAGCTGCCAGCAGAGTAAGGCCCGCCATGAGCACGGGGATAATGGTGATGATCGATCCGATACTTGACACTACCATCCCCAGAACGATGAGGAGCGGGCCGACCGCAGCCGCAAACGCCGCCACGGTGACGATGATCGTCAGCGTGTCCTTGTCGAGCGAGCCTAACCAGTCAACAAGCCCTTTGAGCATGTCCATCATCGGCAATAAGACCGGGATCAGGGCGTCCCCGATGGCAATCGACAGGCTTTCTACAGACCCTTCAAACTGCCGGAACGCACCGCCCGGGCCGGATTCCATGAGGTCCGCCATTTCCTGAGCTGCCCCGGCACTGTTTTCCAGTTCGGCGGTCATATCGACAAGCCCGCTCTGTCCCTGCTGGATAAGTGCAAGCATACCGGGACCGGCGCGATCTCCAAAGATGGTCATGGCGTCGGCTGCGGAAAGCCCGGACTTTTCAAACTGCCCGACAATCTCGTTGAGTGAGAGCATCTGACCAGACGAATCCTTGACCGATACCCCGAGCCGGTCCATGATCTCCTGTGCCTCGCTTGTCGGGGTGAGAAGTGCGGATAAGGCACCCCGTAAGGTGGTTCCTGCCATCGACCCTTTGATACCTGCGTTCGACAGGATGCCGATGGCAGCGGCGGTCTCTTCCAGGCTCAGCCCGGTGGATTTCGCAACAGGAGCCACATACGCCATCGCCTCGCCCATATCGGTTACCCCGGCGTTTGTAGCCGCTGCGGATTTTGCCAGCACATCAGCCACCCGCCCGGCTTCAGCGGCTTCAAGCCCGAACCCGTTCAGCGTGGCCCCGGCAATCTCTGCGGCAACCCCGAGATCCACGGCGTCGGATGATGCGAGTGCCAGCATACCCGGCATTGCTGCCATCACCTGTTCCGCGTTGAACCCGGCAGCGGCGAGGTATTCCATACCGTCAGCCGCTTCCGATGCTGACCAAGCGGTATCAGCGCCAAGCTGGAGCGCCTGTTCCCGCATTGCGGCAAGGTCTTCGGTGGTCCCGCCAACCTTAGCCTGGACTTTCCGCATCGAGTCGTCGAACTGTGCGGCGGTATAGACGGACGCCGTGCCAATCGCCACTATGGGGGCGGTGACCTGCCACGACATCTGTTTTCCGAGCGACTGCATTGAGTTGCCGTACCCTTCGATCACCTGCTGACCCCGGGCAACCGCCTTATCGACTTTTGCCAGCTCGAGGTCTGCCTGCCCGATGGCTTTCACAAGCCCGTCAATATCCGCCGTGATTGGGAACGACAACCCTTTTGCAAATCCCTCAAACACCACGGTTATATCCTCCCATCATGCCGCAAATGTTCCGCATCTTGTCGTAGAGCTGGTATAGGGTGGACTTTTTCGGCTTGGTTGCTGATGCTCGGTTGATAGACGGATAGAAATCGGCTGCCGTGTAGGGTGCAGGGTGTTTCTTCCGGTCGCGGTAGATGTTGGAAATTACCGCTTCTATCCTGCCGAACCGCAAATTTTCCATGTTGATCTTTTCCTCCTCCCGCTCAATCCGGGCGGTGATATACGGGCCAAACTCCCACGGGGCGAGGTCTCCGAACTCTTCCGGGGTGAGGTTGCCGATACCATACGCAAGTTTCCGGTGGTTGTCGATCAGTTCTTTGAGGGTGCACGCTTCGCTGCCGCCGGTGTTTCCGGGGCCGGGTCCGGGTTTTTTCCGGTCGCCCCTACAAGGTTGGCTGCGGATAGCATGTCGTTGATTTTCTTGGCGAGGGCGTCAATACCGCCGTGCTCTTCAGCATATTTCTCGCAGAGGTCGCCGGCTTCATCGACCGTGACACTTTCCGCCTTGGCTGCGTTGATCGCCGCCCACAGAATCGCCCGGGCGCCGGTGAAGTTCTTTGCCCCGATATCGGCAGAGAGCAGTTCTTTCGTACCGCCCTGTTCCTCGACCATGCAGAGCATGTTATAGGAAAAGAGGAGGTGGTGCCTCTTCCCCCCGATCTCGATCTCCTGACGTTTCTGGCCGGTCATTCGTCCTCAGCTCACGCGGAGTATGCCGAGATACCCATAGTCACTTCAATGAAGTAGATCGCCGGGATCTTGCCAGCCTCGGACACAACCACGGAGATCATGGTCTTGTCGCCGCTTTCCTGTCCGATAGCGATCTGGTCTGATGCTGCGCCGGATGTGACAACCGTGCCGTTGACCCGGATGGTGCCAACTGTTGCCGTCGGGGTGACGGTTACGGTGTTGGAATTCAGGCTTTCGTCGCTGGACTTGTACGCCTCGCAGGTGTAGTAGTACTTGTCCGCCGCCGCGGTTGGTGAGAGGGTGAGCGCGTGGGCTTCATCGTCTGCAACTGCAAGGAACCCGGTGGTAAGCCCGGCGGCCCGTGTGGTCAGGACCGTGACATCTCCATCAACCGTTACGGTGATCGAGCGGTACACGATACCGTCGCCGTCTGCGGTGGGTTCGACGCCAGAGATGAACCCGGTGAACTGGAACCCGTCATAGGTGCCATCGTTTGCCACGAACGTTGGCGGCATGACAACCTGCCAGAGCCGCTTGGTCCCTGCCTTTGCATCGGTCAGGAGTGCCCGCTGTGCGGAGTTGCCGGTGTAGGTGATCTTGAACGTGAGACCGTCCCAGCTCCCCCACCCGGGCACGCGCCCGACAGTTTTTGACGGGCTGTACTGCTGCTTGTAGTCCTTTGCTTCCTTGCTGAATTTCGGCTCGGTGACTTCTTCGACTTCTCCGAAGACCTGACCATCGGTCAGGATCATCATGCCGATTGAGCTTTTAGGTGAATCGTTTCCCATGGTTTGTACCTACCTGAAATCGTAATTGATCAGGAGATCACGGTGATGAACATACAACGCAACCTCTTCGTTATGGTCCGGCTGGTTCCCGGCGTCCGTGACGCTGGCTATCCATACGTACCGTGCCCCCGCTTTGAGCAGGGTGTTCTTCTTGCGGTGCCATTCGTTCCGGACCGTTTTTGAGAGGCCGGACGCTACCCGGTCGGTGCTGGCAAAACACGAGCATTGGACCCGTGCATCTGCCAGTTGCCGGGCGGCCATGTCGGACACTTCCGAGACGATGATGTACGGCGGGGTCGGGTTGACCGGCACATCGCCCGTCCGGTAGATCCGAGTGCTGACAATCGCCGTGACCGCTGCCGTGGCTTTCAAGGCCGTCATCATGGCGACGGTCGGGTCCGGGGTGACGGGATCAGACACGGTTCATCGCCTCCAGATACATCCGCTGATAATTTTGCCAGTTGTTTTCCAGCGGCGGGCGGAAGTATGGGTGCGGGGGCTGGTGATAGGTCCGGCCGAGCTTGTCCTTGCCCATGAACCCATATTCCAGCCGGCGGGCATACGGCAGGTTCGTGCCGACAATCGCCGAACTGGAATTGATCATTTCCACATGGATCGACCGCCGGAGGGTGCCGGTGTCGTAGGGTGCAAGGCGCTGAACGTCGGTTTTGTACTGGTTTGCCACAAGTTTGATCGCAATGGCATTGTTCCGCTCTGCCAGAGATGCCAGATCCTTGAATGCTTTTTGGAGATCTGCCATACCAGAGAGTCCGACTGCCATCACAGCCCCCCAAAGATTGCCGCGATCTTATTCCAGACCAGCGGTACGATCAGCGCAATAACGGCTGCCGCACCGAGGATGTAGTTCTGGAAGTTTTCAAGCCGTGATACCCTAGCACAAAGCCCGCCCTGCCCGTCATCTCCTGAGATGGTAGTGGTCATCTTTGCTTGGGCGACGATCACTCCGTCTAACTTTTCATCGATTCTCATGAGCCATTCACGATCGGTTTGTGGATCATCTGCGCTCAGTTCATACACCTCCGGTTGCCCCGGCTGCCGCGATCTCGCACATGATATGAGATACGGTTTTTACTGCCGCTTCATAGATCTGCGAGACGCTGTTAATCGTGAACGTTCCCTTAAATCCCTC